CGGCCGCGCAGCGGGGAGCGAAGGGGTAGGCATCCAGGAGCGGCCGCAGGCCTCCCTGGTGCGCAGGTGATGGGCGTAGGCTTCGACGCTGCGGCGGCGCGTGTCGTCGGCCATGGCGCGCTCGAAGGTCCAGCCTTCCCAGTGCATGGCCTCGAAGGCCGCGCGCCGGTGGGCGTCGGTGACCTCGGGCAGGACGACGTCGCGCGGGATCATGGTCGTGCCTGCGCCTGGTGGCCCAGGGGCATCGTGTGCGCGTTGCTCACGGCCATGCCGCCACAGCGGGTGAAGCCGGTGTCAATGCGTGCGAAGCGGTGCTGCTCCAGCAGGTAGGGGCTCAGGCTCACGTCTGGCCGCTCGCTGCCGTGCAGCGCTCCGATGGCCGTGAGCAGGTCCAGCGCGCTGTAGTGGCCCTCGCTCGGCGTGCCGGGCTTCATGAGGCACTCCAGAACCACGCCGCCAGCGCTATGGCGATCAGAAGGCACGGGCCGCCAAACGCGATGACGCTGACCGTGAAAACATCGCGGCTGAAGTTGCCGCCCATGTCGTTGTCGTCGTCGTTCACAGGGCACCGCCCTTCGCGACGTGCATGGCAGGCCTGCACACCACATCGCCGTCGTGGGTGCGCAGCAGCTGCGCGCCCGGGCCAAACTCATGTCGACAGATCCGCAGCCAGTACGTGTCATCGTCGGCCTGCAACTGGGCATCGCGCACGGCCTGGACGGCGTCGTCGGCGCTGGCTTGGGCCGCGCGCGGGTCGTCGAGCACGGCGCCTAGGGCGAGCAGCGCCAGGAAAAGCAGCGGCACGAGGAGCCAGCGTGCACACGTCTGCACAAGGGTGCGGCGCTTCATCGCTGCACCTCGACCAGGTAGCCGAAGTCATCTGTGATGAACGTTCCCAAGCACGTGTCCCACTCGCGGCCGAGGCCGTCGACCCGGGTGGCGTACACGTCATGGTGTGATGGATGCCAGCGCCCTTCGAGCTCACTGCCCACCCAGGATTCCGGGCAAGTGCGTTGGCGATACCAGCGGACCCTGCCGCCGGCGCCGTCATTGATGTACAGATCGTCGCCACTCCAGCGGAGGCGCGCAGTCTTCGCGTCGAGTGGTTGCAGCACCAGGATGCCGTCCTTCGCACTCAGCGCGGCCAGCGTTGCCGCTTCGGCCTCCGCCTGCACCTGTGCGATCAACTTGGCGACTGCTGCAGACACCGCTGGCGGCGTTTTGCTGCGGCGGGATTTGGTGCTGGCCGCACCGGGCGTGGGGTTTGGCATGTGCTGCTCCTCGAACCGGGATGGTTCGTGGAGCGGCAGTTTAGCAAGCTAACCGCAAAAGAGCAAGCATGCTAAACACTCGAGCGTCAACGCGCTAACGAGCGCATGAGCTGCCACACGTGTCAGGGAGGGCTCCAAAAACAGAGTCAGCATCGCTTGCACACCAGAACGTGAGATCTTTGGTGCATACGCCCGCGATCGCTTGAATCTTGGTGTTTTCCCCACTCCGGGGCTGGCGGATCACCGCGTAAAGTCTTGCAGGGCCTAGGCCGCCTGCTATATTTTTCGAGTCAGCAGGTCCGCTTGGGGTGCTGCTCCCCCCAACAGGCGCTCGAGCTTGTCGGCCATCGTCGAGGCGTACTCGGGAGCAATCGCCAGATCATGCAGGATGGCCCCTGCAGACTTTCTGTCCGTCGAGTCGAGAGGGGCGAGTAGCTCTCCCAGCCGCTGAACCAGGTAACGAGGTCCGGGGTTCGATGGAATCAAGGCGGTTGCGGGACCGCCTGGAGCGCTGGTCTCATTCGCCAGCTTCGGGCCGAGACCCTTGGCTACCCACAGAGCTGCGTAGCCTGACTCCCGCTCAATCCGCTCGGCGGCCTGCAGCTTCCCGATTGACTTGATGGTCTTGGTGCTGCGGCCGAGCCACTGCGATACGACACTGCGCGACTCACCCGAGACGCGCACGAGCTCGGCGTAGTCCCAGCTCTTGGCTTCCATGATTTCGGTTAGCCGCTCTTGCAGTGTTGGCATACGAGAATTAAGCCAGCTAAACAGTTTAGCGAGGTTGCAATCGGCGGTTAGAGTGCTAAACTACGCACTCATGAAAAAGTCCAAAGCCATCGATCTGCTGGGTGGGACGGTAGCCTCCGCTGCCCTCCAGGCTCGCGTTAGTCGCTCTGCTGTGAGCCAATGGCCCGAGGACTTGCCTCCTCGCATCACCGATCGTGTACTCGCAGCGTTGGCCCGCCGACACTTGGACCCGGGCCTGATAGGGGAGGGCGAGGCGAACCCCGATCCCGAGGCCAAGCAGGTCCACCACATCGGCGCACCCAGCGCTGAGCCGCTGGGCGAGGTGGCCCATGGCTGAGCCGCGCCAACCGATTGCATGGCGGCGCCGCCAGGAGGCTCGTGCTCGTGGCGTGAGCGCCATCAAGGCTACGTTCACATCACCCCAATGGCACATCTCTGTGACCACCGAGACGCTTGAGCTGGTCAGCTCGGTCGCTCTGCAGGTAGGGGGGCAGATAGCAGTTGATGGTTCTCGACCCAGTAGCGAGCGCGCGGCAGCACCACAGGGGCATGGCAGCTCGGGCAGGAGACTCCCTTGATATCCACGCTCCCCTGCGATGTCAGCCCCTCCGGCCAGTCCGTCGTGAATGACAGCTGCGTTCCGCATTCGCACGTGTGGTCCCTCGAGGCGCGCACGAAGGAGACGGCGGTCAGATCGCCCGTCTTGGCATTGAACGTGAAGCTGTTCTTGGTCATGGGTCCCTCTTTTTTGGGTACGGGTTGGGGGCGTGGGGCCATCAACTCTACCCGGCTGGAGGGACCCGCCCTTTCTCGATGTGTGCATGGCCGCAGTGTGAGCGGCCGCTAGAAAAATTTCCATTACAGAGTTTCGGGGGTTTCGTGATGAGCGCAGTAATTGATGCGGCGTACCAGCTGGTTCACGCCTACCCTGGCGGCGCGGCCGCGCTGGGGGCCAGGATGGGGAAGAACCCCACCACGTTGAGCCATGAGGTGCGCGGCACCGGCACGGCCAAATTCGGGCTCGACGACGCGGTGATGGCCACCGTCATGTCGGGCGATCCGCGCATCCTCAACGCATTCAACGCCGAGGCGGGCTATGTCGCCTTCCGACTTCCTTCAGTGGAGGGGGTGTGCGACGAGTCCACCATCCGCAGCGTGTCGGAATTGGCGCGCGAGTTCGGTGAGCTGATGGGCACCGTCACCCAGGCGGCGGCTGACGGGCGCATCACCGGCAACGAGCTGCAGACCGTGAAGGCGGCCTGGAGCGAGCTGGTGGCTGCAGGCCAGGCGATGGTGAGCCAGCTGGCCGCCAAGCACGAGGCGGGCATGCCGCAGGAGCGAGCACCATGAGGCCGGCCGGCGAGATCCGCGAGGCCTTGCTCAACTCGTGCCGCGCGCTGGTGACACCTCACCAGGCGCCCACGCTCTCCGAGCTGGCAGCCCACGCCCAGGTCGGCGCCGATGCCGCGCGCCAAACCATTGCGAACATGATGCGGCACGAGATCATCCTTAAGGCGCGGGAGCGCCGGGTGGGGTACCGCAACCGGCCTGTCTACGAGTACGTGCCTGCCGACATGGCGCAGGAGACACACGGCTTCGTCGATCTCGCGGCCGTGTGGCCTGCGCAGACCACGTAAGGGGCACGGCACGTGCCATTTTTTAACCAGCTGCCGGTGGTGGATACGCCGGCTGGGATAGATACCGCCCGCCTGCAGGGTGCCGCCAGATGACGGACCGCGCACCGCTGCCGCCGATCAGATTTGCCGAACTCGCCGATGCGTTGTTGAGCCGCATTACAACATTGCTGCATGCGTGGCTCCCTGGAGGGACCATCAACAGCGGCAGAAACGAGTATGTTGTGCACTCGCCCTGGCGTTCCGAGAAGACGCCCAGTCTTAGCATTCGCCTCACGGGGAAGGAGGCTGGCTCTTGGGGTGACTTCGGTGGAGACTACCGTGGTAAGGACCTGATTAGCTTGTACGCCAAGCTCCACGGCCTTGACAACGGCATGGCCGCCGTGATGGTGGCTCGCGATGAGGGCCTCGAGGACGTGGCGGGTGTGATGCGCAGCAACACGCACCAGCGACCCGAGCGGCCTCCGGCACCGCCGGCGCCACCGCCGAAGCCACGTGACGATGAGGGGTGGAGCACGGTGCGGCCAGTGCCTCGGATCGTGGAGCCGACTTTCAAGCATCCGCACCGCAAGCTGGAAGATCTCGATCACAAGGCCGAATACCGCGTAGGCGACGACCTTCACGGGTATGTCATGCGCTATCGGAAGTCGGACGGGGGAAAGGACCCGTTGCCGCACACCTGGTGCGTGAGCGAAAGAGATGGCGCTTGCGCTTGGAAGTGGAAGCAGTTCGACGAACCTCGGCCGCTCTACCTCCCGAGTTACGCGCTGCCAGGCGGGCGCACGGTGGTGGTGGTCGAGGGTGAACGCAAGGCCGACGTCTTGCAGCAGCTGCTCGACACGATCGCGCCGGGCATCTATTGCGTGGTCGGGTGGCCGGGTGGCTCCAAGGCCTGGAAGAAGGCCGACTGGTCGTGGGTTGCCGGGTGCACCGTGATCCTGTGGCCCGACTGCGATGGCAAGCGCGAGCAGTTAACCAACGCGGAAAAGAAGGACAACCCTGACAAGGCCGTCCAGCTCGTGCTGCAGCAGAGCAAGCCGCTCTTGCCGGCCCACAAGCAGGTCGGTATCGTGGCCATGGTGGGCATCGGCGCGCTCCTGCGCGACTCCCATGGCTGCACGGTTCAGATCTTGCCCATACCCGCGCCGGGGGAGGTGGACGATGGTTGGGATTGTGCTGATGCGATCGAGACCGATGGATGGGGTGGCGAGCGTGTGCTCGCGTTCTTTGGGCAGGCGCAGCCTTTCGTTGATGCGCCTGCAGGCTCACCTCCGTCAAGCGCAGCGGGTGGTGGTGGAGGTGATGGCGGAAAAAAAATCGATCCTCCCGCTGACGCCGAACCCGCCGGATCCGGCGCGCCCTGGTGGCTTGAGCCCTACTGGGATGTCAAAAAGCAGTTCTGGCGCACGTCGCGCAAGCTGGTGATCAAGGCGCTGCAGCACGACGAAGGCCTCAAGGACGTGCTCGGCCTCAACCTGCTGAGCAACAACATCGATGCGCGGCGCAAGTGGCCGTGGGCGCACAGCAAGCCGGGGCCAATCACGGGCTCCGTCGACCTGATGCTGGGGAAGTACCTCAGCGACACCTACGGCCTGCCCGCCATCCCGCGCTCGGCGCTCATGGAGGCGATCGAGACGGTGGCGCAGGCCTCGCCCTTCCACCCTGTGCAGGAACTGCTGCAGCGAATCAAGCACGATGGCGAGAGCCGCATCGACAAGTGGCTGATCTTCGTGATTGGAGAGAACCCGAAGGATCTGCCGCCATCGCTCGCTGACTACCTGCGCCTGGTCGGCCGCTTCTGGCTGCTGGGCATGGTGAACCGCGTCATGGAGCCTGGCTGCAAGTTCGATTACTGCCCCGTGCTCGAAGGGCCCGGCGGCCTGGGCAAGAGCACGCTGGTGGAGACGCTTTGCGGCAGCGAGTGGTTCAGCGACACGCACTTCGACCCCAGTCGAGGGAAGGAAGGCCAGGAACAGGTTCAAGGCCTGTGGGTGTACGAAATCGCCGAGCTGGCCAACTTCAGCAAAGCCGAGATCGGCGTGATCAAGGCCTTCATCTCGGCCAAGGTCGACCGGTACCGGCCGAGCTATGGGCGGGTGGTGGAGAGCTACTCGCGGCAATGCTTGCTGGTGGGCACCACCAACGAGAACACCTACCTGCGCGACCGCACGGGCAACCGGCGTTTCTGGCCGGTGCCGGTGCGCAAGCGAGTGAACATTCCCTGGTTGACGCGCTTTCGTGAGCAGCTGCTCGCCGAGGCCTTCGTGCTGTACCAGGCCCAGGAGCGCTACACGCCCACGCCCGATGAGGAGCGGAGGCTGTTCGTTCCCATGCAGGACAAACGCCTCGTGGAGACGGCCGTGCTCAGCGAGCTGATGATGCTGCTGACACGCCCGCCCAAAGACACCGGGATCGGGTCAGTGGTCAATGAGCTGACGAACTTCGTCACGATCTCGCAGCTCACCACCGCGCTTGGCGTCGACGCCGCGAAGAGCACGCCGGCCCTTGAGGCGCAGATCCGCAGCTGGATGGATCACGAGGGCTGGGAGCGCGTGAAGCGCCAGGTCGGCGGGGTCAGGGCCTGGGGATACGAACGGCCGGCCAAGTGGCCCACCGATGAGGAGCCCGAGGGCTTCGACGAAACACCACCATCCCCGCCGTCGCCGCCCTCGGCGGAAGCGGGGCCAACACAGGAAGCCGACGATGCGCCGTTCTGACCACCAGGTCATGGCGCAGGAAACGCGTCGTGCCAATGACACCGCCAGACGCAAGATTGGCAGCGGTGTGTCCGAAGGGCTGGAGGAGCAGATAGTGCTGCGCCTTCACTGCGGTGCGGTAGCGGGGAAGTCGGCGCACGGGCCCATGACGTAGGTGTCCAAGTGTCCACGGTGGCCAGCGGTTTCCCTGGAGACCACTGAGTTGCATCTTTGCCTGGATTTCCGAGGTGAAGCTGCTGCATTGCCTGCCGTGTCCATCACGAATTCACAAGGCGGGCGGGCGTGTGCAGACGCATGCACACAGGCACGCGCTCGCAAGCCCTCCCGATTCCCGCATTCCTTCTATAGAAAGCAATGGACACCATGGACACAAGGACAGCAGAGCAAGGGCCGGCGGTCGATGTTCAGGCCCGGTTGAACGAGATCAAGGCACACATGCCCATGACCTATCGGGAGATCCAGGACAAGGCGAAGGCGATCGGCAACGACGCATTCCGCTACGTGCGCCATGGCGTGTCCGGCCAGGCCAACAAGTTCTATGCGGTGGAGCGCGGGCGTGTGGTTGGCACGCCGTTCGATCTGCCCGGAGTGAGCGATGAGGTGGCGCGCATCGTCGTCCAGTTCGGCTGCGAGTTCCTGATCATGTGGGCGCCGGAGGCGCAGAAGGGCAAGGCCGATGGCACGCATTGAGCGCATCAAGCAGCGGCTGGAGAACTGGGCGCTGTGGAAGGAACGCGACGGGCGTGGCGGGCTGGGCTTCTACACCTCGTCGTCGTTCCTGCGCATCGCGGTGGACTGCAGCTCGGGCGGTGACCCTCTGCTCTCGACGGTCGATGAGATCGAGGCGCTCAAGACCGATGAGGCAGTGACGTCGCTGCTCGGCTCCAAGCCGCATCTACATCGCACCATCGAACTGATCTACCTGCGCGGCGAGAGCATCAGGCGCACGGCCGAGGCGATGTGCAAGGCGGAGTCCACCATCAAGGCCAACCTGGAGAAGGCGGACTTCGAGATTCAAACCTACTTGCGGCACAAGGAAGAGGACCGTGAGCGTGCTGCAGCTGCGTCGAAATGAGTTTTACAACATAGACTTTTTCGATACATTTCAGGCAAGCTGCAGCGATCGTGTCACCGGACATCGCTGATAGGCCCGAACCCCGCAGGCATCCACCCTTGCGGGGTTTTCCTTTTCTGGAGACACCTCATGCAGATCAAGCTGGTTGAAGTCACGAACGACGACGTGTCGTGGAAAGGCACCTGGTATCGGAGGGGCGAGAGGCACTTCGTTCGCCAGTACGCCGACTTCCCCCGTGTGATCGCCACCCGCTGGGAGAACATCGGCAGCAGCGTATGCGGTGGCATCGCCGACTCAGACTGCAGCATCGTGCGAGGACCATGGGCATGGCTCCAGTGCGCTGCGGTGTCGATCGCGGACCTCCTGCGGTTGACTGAGTCGTCGAGGCGTCGCGCGCGGATCGAAAAGTTCCTACGTGCCCAGCGCTCCACCTAAGCCCTGCAGTCATCCAGGCTGCGGCGTCCTGGTGCGTGATGGAACGGGCCGTTGCCCAAAGCACCAGCGCACTGTGGCTCGGGAGGTCGAGACCCGTCGTGAATCATCGACGCAGCGTGGCTATGGCTACAAGTGGCAGATGGCGCGCGAGAAGTTCTTGCGCGAGCAGCCACTCTGTCGCAAACACGGCGAGCGGAATGAAGTCGTTCCCGCGACGGTGGTTGACCACATCGTGCCGCATTGCGGGGACCAGACATTGTTCTGGCGACGAAGCAACTGGCAGTCGCTGTGCAAGCCTTGCCACGACTTCAAGACTGCTACGGAGGACGGTGGCTTTGGGCGTGCGCGTCGTGAGCCTGTCATCGAGGTGGACGCACGTGAAGTGCCAGCCGGTGAGGTGGCCGGCCTGCTGGACCCCCCGGGGGGTCAATCTATGGAGCCGACCCGGTCTAGACCGACCGCTTAGGGAAATTTTTTCGTGCGGGAGTTTTGGGGAGGGGGGGTACCCCTCCCGCGCCAGTCTGCGGTGTGCAGACATCTGCACTCAACAATTCTGGAGACGAACATGGGCCTGCGCGGACCGAAGCCGCTGCCGGCAAACGTGCACATGCTGCGCGGCAACGCCAGCAAGAAGCCGACCGCAGAACTCCTCGGGGAGTTCAAGCCAGAGGTGGAGATCCCCGACTTCCCGTCCTGGATCTGGCCCGAGGCCAAAAAGGAATGGAAGAGGATCTCCGCCGAGCTGTACCGCTACGGCCTGGTGTCCAAGCTGGACCGGGCAGCGCTGGTGCTGTACTGCCAGGCCTGGGCGAAGATGGTCTGGGCCGAGCGCGCTCTGACCCGGGCGATGAAGCTCGCCGAGGAAGCGCGCCAGGCGGCAGAGGACAAGGGCGAGCAGTACACCGGCGGCGATGGCCTCATGGTCAAGACTGCTGGCGGCAACTTCACCTATTCGCACCATTGGGTGGTCGGCAAGCAGGCCTCGGAGCAGGTGCGCCGCTACCTGGACATGTTCGGGCTTTCGCCCGCATCTCGCTCACGCGTGACCACCAGCGACAACCGGCAGGGCAGCCTCTTCGAGGAGGGTTCGGAGGACGAGTGGAATCAGCTGTGACCCTGTCGTTTGCCGACATCGCGACACAGTACGCCGAGGACGTCGCCTCGGGAAAGATCATCTCGTGCAAGTGGCACCGTCTCGCATGCGAGCGGCACCTGAAGGACCTGCAGCGCGCGAAGCAGGGCCTGTTCCCCTATGTGTGGAACCCCGAGCTGACAGACGTGAAGGGCCGGGCTTACTTCCCGGCCGAACGCATCTGCAAGTTCGCGGAGCTGATGCCCCACATCAAGGGCGACTGGGCCGCACGCGGTCAGCTTATCAAGCTGGAGCCTTGGCAGGTGTTCATCCTGGCCAGCATCTTCGGCTGGGTGCACGTGGACACCGGCAAGCGCCGCTTCAAGGCGGCGGACGTGATTGTTCCGCGCAAGAACGCGAAGTCGACGCTCGCGGCCGTGATCGGCCTGTACATGCTCGCGGCCGACGGCGAGTTTGGTGCCGAGGTGTATTCCGGCGCCACATCGGAAGACCAGGCAATGGAGGTCTTCCGGCCTGCGCGACTGATGGCCCGTGCCACGCCTCGCTACTGCCAGCTATACAGCGTCACGGTCAACGTCTCGAATCTGTCGATCAGCGACAACAATTCGAAATTCGAGCCTGTTATCGGCAAGCCGGGCGACGGAGCGTCGCCCTCGTGTTCGATCGTGGACGAGTACCACGAGCACAAGACCAGCGAGCTGTTCGACACGATGGAGACGGGCATGGGTGCTCGATCTCAACCGATCTTGCTCGTGATCACCACCGCGGGGTCCGACATCTCGGGTCCCTGCTATCTCCACCAGGTCGAGCTGCAGAAGATCCTCGAAGGGCTCATCGTCAATGAGCGTCGCTTCGGGATCATCTTCACGCTGGACAAGGACGATGACTGGACCTCCGAGGAAGCGCTGCGCAAGGCGAATCCGAACTTTGGTATCTCGGTCGACGCTGACTTCCTCCGCGAGCAGCAGCGCACCGCCGTCACTGACGCCCGCAAGCAGAACGTCTTCAAGACCAAGCACTTAAACATCTGGGTGGCAGCTGCCTCCCCGTGGCTCAACCTGACGTCCCTGCAGCGGGCCGGCGACAGCTCGCTGACGCTGGGCAGCCGCGTCTGGGATGGGGCCATCGTCGGCCTCGACCTGGCGAGCAAGCAGGACATCGCCAGCGCGGTGTTGCTCTGCTGGATCGGCGACGGCGACGAGCGCGAGTACTGGGCGTTTTCGCGGAACTATGTGCCTGAGGCTGCGCTGGAGAAGCCCGAGAACGCGCACTACGCGGCATGGGTCGAGGACGGCTACCTGATCGTCACTCCGGGCAACATGATTTCACTGGAGCAGATCCAGGAAGACGTGCTCTCGCTGACCCAGGAGGCGCCAGTTAGGGAGGTGGCAAAGGATCCGTGGGGCGGCCAGCAGCTGGGCGCAAACCTGCAGGGTGCGGGCGTTGAGGTGGTGGACATACCGCAGCAGGTGCGATTCCTGAGCGAGCCGATGAAGGAGATCGAAGCGCGCGTGGACGCTGAGAAGTTCCACCACGACGACAACCCTTGCTTCGTCTGGCAGCTCAGCAACGTCGAAGTCAAGGAAGACCGAAACGAAAACGTGTTCCCGCGAAAGGCGCGCAAGAGCAACAAGATCGACGCGGCTGTGGCCCTGATCAACGCAATGAACCGCGCGATGTGCGGCGCCGAGACCGAAAAATCCTTTTGGGAATGATCTGATGTTCAAGAACTTCATCAGCCGCTCGGGCGCAAACTTGCCCGACGTGCTCCTCGCGGGCGGCGGCATCGCCATCGCGGTCGGTGCCGGTATGGTGTATCCACCTGCCGGGTTCATCGTCGGGGGAATGATCTCGATGGCGGCAGGCTGGCTGATCGCGCGGGGGGCCTCGTAATGGGCCGACTGGCACGAGGGGTGCTGCAGGTCAAGGGAGCCGACACTGTCTATCAGCGCTGGATTGAGCTGCTTGCGGACTCCCGAAAATCCAAGGCTGGCCCGACCGTCACCCAGCAAAACGTCTGGAAGGTCTCGACCGCGTTGGCCTGTATGCAGAAGCGGGCGCTCGGCGTTGCGCAGGTCCCGTTCAAACTGTTCCAGACCACTCAGAAGGATGGTCTCGATCACATTCGTGTGGCTCGCGACCATCCGATCTACGACAAGATCGCGTCCAAGCCAAACGGCTGGCAGACGTCGTTCGAGTTTCGCGAGCAGCTGGAACTTCGCCTCTGCCTGGGCAATGCGTTCGTGTTCAAGAACTTCTATCGCGGCCGCGTCGAGGAGATGTTCATTCTGAACAGCGTGCGCGCGGTCCAACGCGAGGACATGACAGCTCAATACTTCGTACGAGGCAAGTCGGGCGTGGAGCGCGAGGTGCCGGCGGAGAACATCTGGCACTTGCGAGGGCTGAGCTGGGACGGCTTCATGGGCATGGACGTGCTCTCGATGGCCACCGAGGCGCTGGGTTTGACCATGGCACTCGACGAGAGTGCGGCAGCGCTGCACGCCAATGGCATCCAGCCGGCTGGCCTGTACTCGGTGGACAAGCCTCTGAGCAAGGAACAGCATGCGGCGCTGCTCAAGTGGGTCAAAACGGAGGCGCTGGCCAAAGGTGACCCGCTGATCCTGGACAACGGCGCAAAGTGGCATTCCACTGTGATGAGCAGCGTTGACGCACAGCACCGCGAGATGCGCGACCAGCAGGTTGCCGAGGTGTGCCGCTTCTTCAACGTGCTCCCAACCGTGATCGGCCACACCGGCGACAAGGCCAACACCTTCGCGAGCACAGAAGCCATGCTCGGCGCGCACAAGGCGTACACGCTGGCGCCTGAGTACGTGCGGATTCAGGAGTCGGCGGACATCAACCTGCTGACGGACGCCGAACGCGCCGCCGGCTACTACTTCAAGTTCATCACGCCTGCGCTGATGCTCGCGTCGACCCAGGATCAGGGCGAGTTCATTTCGCGCGCGCTGGGATCGGGCGGAGCGCCAGCCTGGATGACCCAGGACGAAGCGCGCGCGCTCTTCGAGATGAACCCGTTTGGCGGCGATGCAGCAAAGCTTCCGCCCATCACCAGCAAAACACCGGCGCCCGCGCCAAATCCCTGAAAGAGAAATCATGGAACTTCGCTACGTCGAGCGCCCCTTCGAGGTGAAAGCTGTGGAGGAGGACGGTACGTTCAGTGGCTATCTGAGCGTGTTCAACAACGTCGATCAAGGCGGCGACATCGTTGTGCCTGGTGCCTTCACGGAAAACCTCGAAGCATGGAAGTCGAAGGGAGAACTGCCGCCAGTGTTGTGGCAGCACCGTGCAGGTGAGCCGATTGGCCCGTTCTTGGAAATGCGCGAGGACAGCATCGGTCTCTGGGTCAAGGGCCGCCTGCTGGTCGACGACATTCCTCGTGCAAAGGAAGCACGCGCTCTCCTGAAGGCGAAAGCCATCAAGGGGATGAGTATTGGCTACGTCTCCCGCGATGACAGCTGGGACCGGGTCACCGGCGTTCGAACGCTCAAGAAGGTCGACTTGTGGGAAGGCAGCCTCGTGACCTTCCCAATGAACAACATGGCAGGCGTCAGCAGCGTCAAGAGCGCAATTGACGCCATCGAAACCGTGCGTGGTGCGGAGGCCTTCCTACGGGATGTGGGTGGGCTTTCGAACGCGCAGGCCGCGGCCTTCATCAGCCGCTTCAAGTCCCTGTCGGGTCAGAGGGAGTCTGACGAGCTGGGCGATCTGGTCGCTGCGTTGAAGAAGCGCGGTGCCGCAATCCAATCTCAACTCTGAAAAGGAAACAGACGTGAAACTCACTCGTCGCAACATGACCCTGGCCTTTGTGGCCGTCCTCGCAGTGGCGTGCATCGCCGCCTTCGCCGGCTACCCAGCAACCAGCTACCTCCCGCCCGAGGCGCTCGCAGGCCTCGGCGCCCTTGGCGCCATGCCGTTCGCGGCCGGCGAAACCACCCTCCAGGACATCAAGGGTCTGGTTGAAAAGCAGGGCACCACCTGGGAGGAGTACAAGAAGACGAACGACGAACGCATCGCCAAACTCGCCAAGGGCGAGTCGGTTTCCGAGCTGGAGCAAAAGCTCGCGAAGATGGACCTGGCGTTGACCGAAGCCGGCAAGGAACTGAAGGAGATCGCCCTCAAGGCCAACCGCCCTGTCGTCTCTGGCGATATGGCCGAGAAGGCCGCGAAAGAGCTGGAGCGGTTCAACGCGAAGGCGAAAGCCGCCGCGATCGAAGGTGGCAAGTCCTTCACGCCCATGGACTCCGAGCAATACGCGGCCTACAAGTCCGCGATCGACGCTCACATCCGCTACGGCGAAAAGGGCATGACGCCCGACCAGCTCAAGGCCATCAACGTCGGCACCTCCTCGCAGGGCGGCTTCCTGGTGGGCGAGGAAATGGAATCGGGCATCGACCGCGTGGTGCACCGCTACAGCGGCATGCGCCAGATCGCGCGTGTCCGCCCTCTCGGCCAGGCCACCTACAAGAAGCTGGTGAAGATCTCCGGCACGGGCGGCGCCAAGCGCGGCGGCGAGAGCACCCAGCCCGCCGAGGGCACCTCGCCCCGCTGGGCCGAACTAGAGTTTAAGCCCGGCACCTACGTCTCCGAGCAGCGCCTCACCAGCGAGTCGCTGGAGGACATCGTGCAGGACATCGGCGCCGACCTCGAAGAGGAAATCGGCATCGAGTTCGCCGAGATGGAGGGCTACGACGTCATCTTCGGCGACGGGCTCAACGGCCCGCGCGGCCTGCTGTCCTACGACATCGTGCCCAACGCGAACTATGAGTGGGGCAAGCTGGGCTATGTGAAGAGCGGCGGCGCCGCTGGTTGGGCGAACGCCAGTCCGTCCGACGCGCTGATCGACCTGCAGCACTCGCTCAAGCGCCAGTATCGCGGCAACGCTGTGTGGAACATGAACGATGCCACGCTGGGCACCATCCGCAAGTTCAAGGACGGCAACGGCATTTACCTGTGGGCACCGTCCAACTTGATGCAGGGTGCCGTGGGCCAACTGCTCGGTCACAGCGTCAACACCGACGACTTCATGCCCGACCTCGGCGCGAACGCTTCGCCGGTGGCCTTCGGCGACTTCCAGCGCGGCTACGTCATTGTCGACCGCAAGGGCGTGTCGATCCTGCGCGACCCTGCCACGGCGTTCCCGGCGGTGCGGTTCCTGGCCCGGCGCCGCACCGGTGGCGGCGTGCAGAACTTCGAAGCGATCAAGCTGCTGAAGTGCGAAGCCTGATGCGCTGATCTGAAGCGCGCGAGCCGCCGGCCTCCACCGGCGGCTTTTTTTCGTCCCCATTCTTTAGGAACGCCATCATGAAAGACCTGATGAATCTCATCGACGTGAAGCGGGCCATCAGCCCCGTTTCCGTCGCAGACAACACCGCCCAGGTGGGCCAGATCGTGGACCGCAAGGGCTTCGATTCACTCACCTACCTGATCGCGATCGGCGCGCTGCCGGACGCGGATGCCACCTTCACCGTGCTGCTGGAGCATGGCGATGCGGCCAACCTCGCCGACGCCGCTGCCGTGCCCGACGTGGACCTGATCGGCACCGAGCTGCAGGCCGGCTTCCAGTTCGATGACGACAACGAATGCCGCAAGCTGGGCTACAAGGGCGACAAGCGCTACACGCGCCTGACCATCACGCCGGTCAACAACGCCAGCGCCAGCCTGCTGAGCGCCTTGGCCGTGCTCGCCAGCCCGGCCCTCGCTCCCACCCCCAACCCGCCCGTCTGATCCAAACGCAGTCCGCTGCGTGATGCGCCCTGCACTCGGGCGCATTGCAGAGCGTGCAGTTCGCTTTCCATCAACCCTTTGGAGCCATCACCATGAAGATGTTGCGCCGCCGCTTCCTTGCCGGCCTCGCCCTTTCTGCCGTCTCCGTCCTGGCGAGTCCCGCCCGGGCTGGCGCACTCACTGACTACGCCGAAAACAAGATCGTCGACGCGGTCATCCGCGCGCAGACCCTCGGCGCGCCGGCTACCTGGTACATCGGCCTCGACACCGCCGCCTGCGGCGAAACGGGTGGCGGCACCGAGGTGACCGGTGGCTCCTACGCGCGGGTGGCGGTCACCGCCTCCATGGCGAACTTCGCGGGCACGCAGTCGGCGGGCAGCACGACGGCAAGCACGGGGACCAGTGGCACCACGAGCAACAACATCGTGGTGACCTACGCCACGCCTACAGCCGGTTGGGGGACGGTGGTTTCCATGCGCTGGTGGGACCTTTCCACGGGTGGGAATGCCTGGATCTGCGTGCCGCTCGGTGTGAGCAAGACCATCAACATCGGCGACAACGTCACGTTCCCCGCTGCAGCGCTCACCTTCCAGCTCGACAACTGATCCCGCGCGGCCTGGCCGCGCATGTTCCATACCGACCAGGACGTGGGGTAACGCGTGGCCTTGAAGTTCAATGCGGGGTGGCAAGCGGCCTACATGCACCAACCGCTGGGGCACTCCGTTCCCTCGCTGGCGAGCGTGTGGACGGTCGCTGGCCTCTACCGACGCGACGCCCTTGTCGCCAGTGGGCTGCGCAACACCCTGATCGTTGCCCTGTACAGCACGACCGACGCCCGCTCGTGGGTCGGCCTGTACATGAACGACGACGGCACCAGCTGCCGCCTGGAGGGCTGGAACGGCACACCGAGCGCGATCGTCACCAGCGGCAGCAACTTCACGATGGTCGAAGGTCGCGAGTACAACCTCGCGATCGACTACAACGGCGCCGGCACCGTCCGCTGCCTGGTGGATGGAGTGCAGGTTCTGTCCATGGCGTTCACGCCCACGACGACGCACGAAGCTGACCGACCGGGCGAGCGCAGCCTCCAATGGGGCGGGTACGGCGAGCTGGAGAACTACACCGACTGCACGATTGCCCGCTGGCGCATGTGGTCGGCACTCCTGACCGAAGCAGAGCACCGCCGCGAGTACCGTTCGACGGTGCCGGTGCGCACCCGCAATCTGCTTCACAACTGGCCAATGGAGGCCGGCAGCGGCCGCTTTGACGATACCGTGGCCGGGGAGCCTGACCTGGTCGACAACCCGCTGGTGCCTTGCGGCGATGGCGCTGCCTTCATCTACCGTCCCAGCATCCTGGGCACGCCGCAGCTTGTCGACCTGGGAAGTACAGCGACGCCGGGCGTTCGCACAGTGAACGTGCCAGAGTGGGCTCAGTACGCCGCAGTGCACATCGTCGGCAGCGACGACACGGTGGCGCCCTACACCGACCTCGCTTCGATCGCTTCGGACTTCTCGGCCGCGTTCAGTAACACCGGCAACGCGGCGATAGCGACCAGCGCAGGCGGCTGGGTGTGCACCGCTCCGGTGGCGAACTGGGCGGCGGGCCGCAGCGTCACGATCGCGTTCACGCAGGCCAACTCGCTCTCAGGTGCGCATGCCTTCGTCTACTTCGTGCAGGACACCACGGGGGTGACGGCGCGCGGCTATGGGCAAGCCACCGGTGACGGCACGACTGCAGGGGTGGCCAGCGCGACGGGCGTCGCCGATGGCTTGGCCGTGGCACTGGATACCCGATTGAACGCCGCATCCGGCGCGTTTCCTGGCAATGAAGCCGGATGGGAGTCCGTGCTCCAAGGCGAATCCACCGGCTCCATCGGCTATTGGACATGCTCGTTGCTGCGCTCGAAGCGCATCACGGCCAACGGAACCGAGACGGCGACGACTCAGAACACCTACGCGGGCCCGATCACGCTCGCCACGTGGGCGCCTGCCAGCCTCGCCACTGTGGCGCCCGCCGTGGCGTTTCCCGTGGCGGGCGACGTGACGGCCAGCGGCAACAACACGGCCAGCACGTCTTGGGGCGTGGCCTGCCCGGCCATGGTCGCCGGGGACATGCTCCTCGTTCACATCGGCTGGGACGACAGCACAGACGTGACGGCGGTTACCCCACCAGCTGGTCCGAACGGTGAGGCGGCCACGCTCGTGCTCGGCCCTGTGGCCAGCAACGGCACCGAAGCCCGTCTGGCCGTCTGGCGCTACATCGCTACCGGCACCTGGGCGGCCGCCAACCGCAACTTCACGCCGAGCGCGTCCGAGCAATGGACGGCGGACGTGCTCAAGGTACTGGCTGGCGAGTTCGATGCCACTACGCCCATCGGCGCCACGGCAACACGATCCAGCGCGGGCACGGCGGAGACCAGCATGCTGTCGCCGGCGTACAACGCAGGTGCCACGGACGGCGGTGGACGCCTTGTGATGTTCGGTGTGGTTGACGACGACCCTGTGCTCGCGAGCGCCACCGCCTGGTCGACGCTCAGCAGCATCGATCGCGGCGCGATCTCGGGCACCCTGGCCGCGCGCAACCTGGAGGTGAGCAACAACGAGGCTCTCGCCGCAGGTGACTGGCGCATCCAGTCCGACTCCTGGGCCACGGGCGGCTACATCATCCGCAAGCCCGCGACGCCGGGTGTCACCTTGGCAGCTGCTGCGGCCGCTCAGGCCAGCGGCACGGCCGCATTGGCCTTGGCGAAGAGTCTGGCTGCCAGCGGCGCCGCGCAGGCTACTGCAGGCGCGTCCCTGCTCAAGGCCGTGCAGCTGACCGCTGCGGGCATCGCGAACGCAGGCGGCAGCGCAAGCATCAGCCACGGCGTGCCACTGCAGGCCTCGGCCGCTGCGGTCGCCGTTGCCGGCGCTCAACTCGCCTTGTCGGTGCAGTTGAGCGCCAGCGGCCTGGCTGCGGCCCTGGCCTCGGCCGGCGTCAGCGTGGGCAAGCCGCTCTCAGCTGCCGGCGCCGCGCAGGCTGCAGGCTCGGCTGAGCTGCAGGTTTCCTCCGGCGCCGAGCTGTCGGCGGCAGGCACGGCGCAAGCCTCGGCTACCGCTGTCCTGTCCATCTCCGTGCGGCTCGGTGCCGTGGCGATTGCGCAGGCCCTGGCCAGCGCTGCCCTGGCGACTGGCAAGCCGCTCAGCGCGGCGGGATCCTCGCAGGCAACCGGCGCGGCAGGCCTTCAGGTGACGGCGGGCAACGAACTGTCGGCGCACGGCGCCGCCCAGGCCTCGGCCACGGCAGCGCTGCAGCTGCAGAAGCGGCTGGCAGCCGCAGCGTTCGCGCAGGCACTGGCCAGCGCAGGGCTGCAGGTCGGCAACGCTGTCGACCTGCTGGCTTCCGGCGCGGCGCAGGCCAGCGCATCGGCGTCGCTGCAGCTGACCGTGCCGTTGACCGCCCAAGCCCTTGCCGAGGCGATCGCCGGCGGCTCGCTGCAGCTCACGGTGCCGCTGTCCGCCAGCGCTTTCGCTCAGGCCAGCGCCACGGCGCAGTTTCAGCCCACTGTGCAGATGTCTGCACACGGTGCGGCCATCGCGTCGGCGTCGGCCGTTCTGCAGGTGGTGGGGGAGTACGCGAGGGCGCCAGCGGGCGGATCCGGACGGTACGACGTGGTGCGCCCTGTGCGCGCCCAGGCGGGCGGGCGACCGTCCAGATCCATGACAACACAGAGACCTTCACGATGACAGCATTTCCCCGACGCGCTGGCGCACCGGTAGCGGAACCGCTGACCTTGGCCGAGACGCTGGTGCACCTGAACGAGAACGCAGGCGTCAACGACGACCTGGTGACCAGCCTCATTCGGGTGGCCCGAGAAGCCTGCGAGAGCCGCATCGAGCGAACGCTGATCCGCACGCCCTGGCGATTGACAGTCGATGCGTTTCCCGAAGCGTTCAAGCTGCTGCAGCCACCGGTCATCGCGGTGCAAAGCGTGCTTTTCCTCGACGAAGCGGGCGTGCAGAGGACGCTGGATCCGCAGGACTACATGCTCGACAACATCAGCGAGCCAGGCTTCCTGCTGCCTGCATATGGCAAGTCCTGGCCGGCCACGCGCAACATGCAAAACGCCGTGGTGGTGAACTACACCGCCGGGTATGGTGACTCGCCCAGCGACGTGCCAGCGCCTCTGAAACAGTGGATGAGGTTGGCGATCACCGAGATGTATGGAACGCGAAGCGCCAGCGGCGAAAAGCCGAAGGTGCGGCACGACTTCGTCGACGGCCTCCTGGACTACTACCGCATGTGGGGCGTCTGATGGACCCGGGCGAACTCAACAGGCCTGGCAAGCTGAAAGTCTGGACTGACCAGCCCAACATCATGCTGGGCCTCGATCGGACCTTCGATGCCGGCATCGAGCGCTGGATGAAGGTTGACCCGATCCGCGGCCTGGCTGTGCGCGCTGGCGAACAGGTCGGCGAGCAGCCCACGCACTTCATCTGGATGCGCTACTCCCAACAGGTTCGCGCCGAACTGATCACCGAGACCCATGTGGTGGAAGTGGTCGGCCGGCGGTATCGCGTCATCGACGCCATCAACGTGGATGACGCGCGCGAGTTCGTCCGCGTCACCGCCAAAGACATCGGGGCAATCGAATGAGCCGCACGTCCAAGTCGCGTCACATCAGCGGCAACGCCCTGGGCGGCCTGCAGCTCGAAGTCGGCCTGGAGTTCCACAAGGTCATTGACTACGACCGGAAGAAGATGCGCGCCGCGCTGGTTCGTGGCGCCGGCACAGTCCGCAAGGAAGCCCGCCGCCTGCTCAGCCGCCGCGCGGTGTCCCGCCCTGGCGAGATGCCAGGTCGCGTGAGCGGAGGGCTGTGGCGCGCGATCGGCGTGGTCAGCAAGGGCAGCAAGGGCGGCTGGTTGAAGGTTGGCCCGAAGAGCATTCGCGGCCGCACCTTCTACCCGGCATTCCTCTTCTACGGCAGCAAGAAAACCGGCCTGGAGCCACGCGGGAACTACATGGAGGAGGCGCTGCAGAACAAGGCCTCTTCCGTCCGCGCAGAAGCACGCGAAGCCCTGCGGGGCGCACTCATACCGAGGTGACCTTGAAGCTCGACCTGATCATTGCCCAGATGCGGGCGTTCTGCCCGACGTTTGGCGAGCGCATCGCCGGTGCGGCCGACTTCGCCAAGGTGCAGGAAAACACAGCGCTCTTGTCGCCATGTGCGTTCGTCATTCCGCTGGATGACAGCCCAGCTGAGTCAATGGCTCAGAACGCTGTGCGCCAGCCGATCGACGAGACCTTCGGGGTTGTCGTGGCCTTGGACAACCGGTCGGATGAGCGCGGCCAAGCCTCAGGGATCGAGATCCACGACGTTCGCGCAGAACTGTGGAAGGCCCTGCTCGGGTGGCGGCCGGAGAAGCGCTACAACGGGATCGCCTACGAGGGAGGCAGCCTGATGTCCATCGACCGCGCCAGGCTTTGGTGGCGCTTCGAGTTCAGCGCCGGCATGGAACTCAATCCAAAGGACGGCTACGAGGAGGGCGCCCTGCAGGCCCTCCCTGCATTCCATGGCGCCAATCTGCGCTTCGTCATCGCCGAGCCAGGCGACGGCCAGATCCAGCACGACGTGCCCGTGCCGCGAACGGGCGATCTGCCCTGAATTTTTTTAACCCGAGGAGATGTCCATGTTCCTGAAACCCGTCCAGGGCCGCCCCGTCGCGGATCCCGATCGAGGCGACGAGCTGCCCGCAGGTGGGCGCGAGGTCCCTCTCACGCAGTACTGGCAGCGCCGCATCGCCGACGGCGATGTGGTCGAGGGCCAGCCCGAAACCGAGCCTGACGCCTCCAACGCAACCCAGGGGTAAGCCACCATGTCGATTTCCTTCAACAGCGTCCCCGCCAACCTGCGCGTCCCGCTCTTCTATGCGGAGATGGACAACAGTCAGGCCGGCTACTTCACGCAGAACAAGCGCACCTTGCTGATCGGCCAGAAGCTCGCAGCCGGCACCGGTGCCTTCAACACGCCGCTGCTGGTGAGCACCAGCGACCAGGCCAAACAGCTCTTCGGGGTGGGCTCCATGCTGGCGCGCATGCACGAGATCTACCGCCAGCAAGACACCTCGGGCGAGGTCTGGTGCCTCGCGGTGGCGGACGCCGGCGCCGGCGCTGCCGCCACGGGTACCATCACGGTGACCGGTCCGGCCACCGGCGCCGGCACGATCAACCTGTACATCGCCGGCCAGCGCGTGCAGGTCGGTGTGGGTCCAACGGACGCCGCCAATGTCATCGCGGCATCCATCAACGCCGCGATCAACGCCGCCGCCACGCTGCCCGTCACGAGCACTGTGGCGACGAACGTCGTCACGCTCACTTGCCGCTGGAAAGGTGCCACCGGCAACGACATCGGGATCGGCGACAGCTTTCGTGGTCAGGCTGGTGGCGAAGCGCTGCCGGCCGGTGTCGCTCTGGCCTACACGGGCAGCGGCTTCCTCACCGCCGGCGCAACCAACCCCACGCTGACCGGCGCGCCGATCATCGCCATGGGCGATGAGGAGTACGACTACATCGTGCACCCCTACACCGATGCCGCCAGCCTTGATGCCATCGACCTGGAGCTCAACGACAGCACTGGCCGCTGGGCGTACAACCGGCAGATCTATGGTCACGCCTACAGCGCACTGCGAGGCAGCTTGGCCACCCTGCAAGCTGCGGGTGTGCTGCGCAACGGTCAGCACCACTGCATTCCCGGTTTCGAATTGGACATTCCGAACCCCAACTGGGAATTCGCCTGTGCTTATGCGGGGCAGAATGCAGCAGCGCTCAATGTCGATGTGGCTCGGCCTACTCAGACGCTTCCGCTCAATGGCATCCTGCCGCCAAGGCCAGGCAAGCGCTTCATCTTCAACGAGCGCCAGACCCTGCTGAACTACGGCATCGCCACCAGCTACGTCGCCGGCAACGTCGTTCGGGTTGAGCGCGCGATCACCACCTACCAGAAGAACAGCTTCGGCTTTGCCGACGCCAGTTATCTGGACAGCGAGACCTTGCACACGTCTGCACACGTGATCCGCTACATGCGCAGCAAGATCACGCAGAAGTACCCGCGCCACAAGCTGGCCGACGACGGCACGCGTTTTGGCGCCGGACAGGCCATCGTCACCCCCTCGGTCATCAAAGGTGAGCTGATCGCCGCCTACGCCGAGCTGGAGCTCGAAGGCATCGTCGAGAACGGCGACGCTTTCCGCGAAAACCTCATCGTCGAGCGAAGTGCCACCAACCCGAACCGGGTCGACGTGCTGCTGCCGCCCGACTATGTGAACCAGTTGCGCATCTTCGCGATGCTCAACCAGTTCCGCCTGCAGTACTGAACCTGAAAGGAACTCAACATGGGACGCGTTGCAGGTATTTGCTACATCAAGGTCGACGGCGAGCAGCTCGAAGTCTCGGGCGGCGTCGAGTGCCCGCTCATGGAGGTGACCCGCGAGACCGTCATGGGCACCAATGGCCCGGCCGGCCACAAGGAAACTGCCCAGCGGCAGTTCGTGAAAGTATCGGCCGTTTTCACCGAGGACTTTCCGATGGACAAGGTCACCAAAGGTACCGACATGACGGTGACCACGGAAATGCCCAATGGCAAGGTCTACACGCTGTCGGGCGCCTACCTGGTGGGGGAGCCGACCGCAAAGGCGGATGACGGCATCACCGAGCTGGAATTCGACGGCAAGAAAGGCCAATGGCAATGAGCACTGTCATCCAACTGATCAAGCCCATCAAGGTTCATGGTGCAGAGGTCTCTGAGATCACCCTCGGCGACATCGTCACGAAAGACATCATGGAGTTGGGGCTGCCGACCCTGATCATTCCGAGTGCCGACGGCAAGAGCGCTGGCTTGGAAATCCGCCAATCCCTCATTGCTCAATACGTGATTCGCAAGGGGCAGGTCCAGCGCTCCAGCCTTGAAGCGATGGAACTGGCGGACTGGGGAAAGTGCCAGGCCTGGTGCATGAGTTTTTTCGACATGGGCGGTGGCGAGGAGACGAACGCGCCATCGAGCGACTGACCCGCGACGTCTTCGATGTCGCCTACTTCTGGCGCCTGGACCCCGCCGCTGTGATGGCGCTCAGCGTGGACGAATTCTTGCTCTATGCAGAGCAGGCCGAGCGCATCGCAGCCATCCTCAACCCTACCTGAACGAATCATCATGGCAGACAAGTTCTCTCTCAAGGCAGTCCTGTCGGCGTCGGCTGGCGGTCTGATGAAGACGCTCAAGCAGGTCAACCAGGCCACGCGCACCACGCGCAAGTACCTGGGCGACGTCGGCAGCAGCGCGGCCAATCTCGCCGGCCGCGTGGGCGTGCCCCTCGGCCTGATCAGCGGCGTACTGGGTGGATTTTCCATTGCCGGCATCACTCAGGCCGTTCGTGGCTTCGCAGACCTGGCCGGACAGATCGACGACACCGCGCGGGGCATTGGCGTGTCTGGAGTCGAATTCCAGCGCCTCAGCTACTTCGCCAAGATGGGCGGCGTCTCGGCTGAAGAGATGACGGCGAGCATCGGCCGCCTCAACAAGGGCATCGCCCTGGCCGCTGCGGGGAAGAACAAGGATCTGGCCGGCCTCTTCAAGCGCGCGGGCATCAGCCTGCGTGATGCCAACGGGCAGCTGCGCAGCGGCTCGGAGCTGCTGCCTCAGGTGGCGGATCTGTTTGCCCGCAACGGCAACGCTGCCGTGCAGGCCCGCATGGGGAATGTGGTCTTCGGCAAGAGCTGGCAGAGCCTTGCGCCACTGCTCAACGATGGGTCGGAGGGAATCAACAAGCTCACCCAGCGCTACAAGCAGTTGGGCCTGGGCATCAGCGAGGACGCCATCAAGCAAGGTGCCGAGTTCGGCGACCAGCTCGACGACCTCCGCATGGTGGTTGACAGCTACGGCCTGCAGATCTCCGCCAAGCTGTTGCCCGTGATGGGTCCGTTGATCGAGCGCACCATACAGTGGGCCGCTGCCAACCGCGAGCTGATCACAACCCGGGTGTCGAACTTCATCGGCGAGTTCGCGCGCCATGTCTCGATGATCGACTGGAACGGGATCGTGCAGGGCGCAAACAGCCTGGTGCGCGAAGCGCGCGACCTGGTGCAGTTCGTGGGTGGAGCGCGCAATGCGCTCATCGGCTTGGTGCTCTTCATGAATGCCAGCGCCATCCTTGCAACGCTGAGCCTGGCAGGTGCAGTGATGCGGGTGACTTGGAGCCTCGGCGTCATGACCGCCACATCAATCCCGGCCGCGATCGGAGCCGTTGGAAAGCTCGGCACCGCGATGGGTCTGGCGGGCGTCAGCGCGGGAACGCTGCTCGGCCTGCTCGGAAAGGTCGCGGCGGTAGGCGCCGCAGGCTTCGTCGGTTGGGAGATCGGTAAGCGCCTCAACGACTGGGCGATCAACCCGCTCGCCAAGATGCTCACTGGCGACAAGGACGCCACCCTCGGCACCGCGCTCTACGACATGTTCAACAAGGATCCGATGGCGGGCACGAGCACGCGCTCCATCGTCGCACCGCCTTCGAAGGCCCGTGACGACAAGCTGGTGATCGACTTCAACAACGCCCCGGCCGGCATGCGAGTGCAGCAGACCCGTGGCGGCGCAGCTGCCCCCGCGCAGGTAAACGTGGGCTACAGCAGCGCAGCCCTCGGCATCCCGTAACAACGAAAAACCACCACCATGGCACTCAGCGAACAATTGCGCCCCGCGAGCTTTCGCGGCGTGCCGTTCGAGGTCGACGTCGGCGAGATCGAGGCAGGGCGCCGCGTCGAGCTTCACAAGTACCCCAAGCGGGACAAGTCGCTCCCCGAGGATCTCGGCCGAGACGCGCGCGAAATCTCGGTGCAGGCGTTCATGGTGGGGGCGGACTACGTTGAGCGCGCCAATCGCCTGTTGGCAGCGGCCGAGGAGCCGGGCCCAGGCACCCTGGTGCACCCTTGGCTCGGGAGCATGCGCGTCACGCTCATCAACAAGGTGCGGGTCACCTTCGACAAGAACCTGGGCCTGGCCCGGGTGCAGCTTTCCTTCGTGGAGGCTGGTGAGCTCACGTTTCCGACGGCTGACAGTTCCACGCAATCCCAATCGCGGCTCGCGGCCCAGGGCGTCGAGGACGCGGCCGCCAAGTCGTTCGCCAGCACGTTCACCATCGACGGTCAGCCAGACTTCGTGGGCGACGCGGCCAGCAGCGAGCTGGGATCGGTCTTCGGCACCATCACAGGAGCGATGGGGCAGACTGGCACGCAGGTGAAAGGGTATGTCAACACCGCGAGCAGCGCGCTGAGCCGGGCACGTGGGTTGATGTCCAACCCGCTTGGCCTCGCCCATGTCGTCCTGGACTACCTGCGCCTCTCGGATCTCAGCGGCGGCGTGCAGCAGTGGAGCGACATCGCTCGTTCGGTACTTCGCCTGCTGGACAGCGCGGGCCTGCAGCCCTTCGGACTCGCGTCATTTACAACCCCAACGCGCGCGACGGTGAATGCCAACAGTCAAGCCGTGCGCGCGCTCATGCGCCAAGGATTGATCGCGCAGGCTGTCGGTGCATCCAGCTTCGTGGGCAGTTCGGCGGATTCTTCGAAGACGATGGCCTATGACGACCAGCTCGCAACGCGGAACAACCTCATTGCGGCCATCGACAACGAGGCCCTGCAGCTCACGACGGATGACGACGCCTTCGACGCCCTCCAGGCCGCGCGCAGCCGAGTGTGGGGCGACATGACCACACGTTCTCGCGACAGCGCCCGCCTGACGTCCATCACGCCGCTCGGGGCCATGCCCGCCCTGGTACTGGCCTACGACCTTTACGAAGACGCGGGCCGCGACACCGAGATCGTCAACCGCAACCGCGTCACCCACCCTGGCTTCGTGCCTCCCCGCCCCCTGCGAGTGCTCACGCGATGACCGCCCCACTGGACCCTGCCAACTCCGTTCGCCTGCTCGTGAACGGCACCGAGTACGGTGGCTGGAAGTCGGTGCGAATCGAGGCCGGCATCGAGCGCCAGGCGCGCAGCTTCACGCTGGAAGTCACCGACCGGTGGCCAGGCGCCACAGATGTGCCCCGGCGCGTC